CAAGTTGAGAACATGGCGATCGCTCATTTGGTCGACGTCCTTCAATCCAATAAACTTGGCGAGTCGCCTAAGCGTACCAGGCTGCGTCTTCTCAGCTTTTCTCAAGTTTTCCTTGCTCATCAACATGAGAGCATTCTATCACGTTGCCTTTAAGTATTCACCGAGCGCATTGTACAGCATTTCGGCATCTTGCGAGCTAAGCGAGAATCGTACCGTCCGGTTCGGATTTGAGTGCGGCTGCATCTCAAATGTGAATTCGCCGTTTTTCGTTGCGTGACCGGGATCGATTAAAAGCATCGGAACAATGCGAACTTCGTCATCCATGTTAATAACATGTACCAAATCTCATTTTAAACTTACACCGCTTCAATTGTCTTCGTCGCACTGTAGATTCAACCTCGCTAGTTTACGCTGTTGAAGTCCCCAAATAAACGTATTCCAAAAGTCACCGCAGATTTTACCTGCTAAACGCATGCGCGCAACTAGCCTTTTAAGGCGCATCACACTTCTGTTCATGCATTGACGCTGTCTAGCTTGAAACTTAAATTTACCTTACTAGAACTTAGCAGTCGCTAACACCAGGATTATAGCGACATGTGAAAGGCTGAACATAGAACAAAATTGGCGCCACAGTTAAAGCGTGAGATCAACATCAATCGATGATCATCATCGCATCATGAGGTGCCAAATGTAGGTAATGCTGAATAGGATCGGATAAATCAAAATGATCATGACCAAACTTGTCACGATGTCGATCGACGAATTGTCAAGATTGCTGTACTTCTCCCTAAGTTCTTTTTTCATGTTTTCGAACTTGAGGCTCAACAGCAAAAAATCTGCAGTGATGAACAGTCCAACTGTATTCATGAAGGTCAACTGCGGCACGCTAGGAAAGGCTCGAACGACGAACCAGTTCCACATGTAAACGAAAATGAATGCGCCGAACAATGACTGCGCAATCGTGAGAAAAAAACCAAAGAACGTCTTCATGTCGTGAACGTAACCTATTACTGGTTGGTTGTATTGATCGTATTGATTGCATCTGAACAGCAGCGTCCTCCGGTCTCGTACCAGGAAAAGTTCGGACCGTGCGCCTCTGTCATCGGCCGACAGGCATTGCGCACGCCGAAAACATGTCCGCCCATCAGACCGCTGATGTACGGATGGCCAGACTCGTTCACGACAAATTCATCAATGTTACCAACCATATCGTATACGCCGAACGGGCTGACGCATGCCTCCTTTGAACCAGAAGGGGTCAGCAGTGCATCGAGCGCCTGACCATCGGGCGTCAAACGCTGCATCACCTTCATGACATTGATGCCTTCAGGCACAAGCCTATCGGTGTTGCACGAAGTGCGATCTCGGTGATAACCATCGCCGTACGGATAAGGCTTCATGTCAGGTCCTTCGCAGGCGAATGTCCACTCGCTGCGCGTGCAGAGACGCTTGCCTTGCGCTTCACACGCTGACTTAATATCGTACCACGTCATCCACGACTTGGGCCTTTGGCCCTTGACATTCGGGTACTCGTACTTGTCAATGCAAAAGCGCTTGTGAACGGTGTGCTCAGACAGGCATTTCGTCGGAAACTTCCACGTCCCACAACGTCTAGACTGACCTGGCTTTGGAATCGCTTCTTTGTTCGCATTACCTTGAGAATCAACCCACTCGAGACACACCTGCTCAACGTTCGGACAGTACTCTCCTTCGACAAGGACGGTGCCCACAGGGCACGGTCCGTTTTTTTCGACTGTCGTTGAGGTAATTGCTGTTATTGCCTCAATTGCTTCAGGCCTTGCAATGATCGAGATTTCGTGCGTAGGCGTAACCGCACAAATTTGCGGAGCATCGACAGCGCGACATACTGCAAGAATCACAACAATGAAACCAGCGTTAATGTGTCGACAATTGAACATGTTTTGTAACTTCTGACATGGTTGAGTGCCATAATCCATCATCGACGCGCGGCATGTTAGCGCAAAGGTGACCTAATTACCGTCGTAGCTTAGCCTTCTTCTTCGTCTTCACCTTTCAACGTGCGCATGTACGCCTTGCCTGCCGCAATGACCTTGGGATCGACGTCGGCCTCTGAGCGTGTGCGAACGTACACGGGAAAGCGCATTTTGCCATCCTCCGTCAAGCCGTCCTTGGTGAGTGGATCTGGCTGCGCCTCGCACTCGACGATTTTACCGATCCACGTGTCCGGTCCGTCGAGTTGGATCTGGGCACGAGTCGCATCGTTGAAGCCGCCGCCAACGCGCGTGACCACGCCGTTTGAAAGCACCACGTTGAACCCGCTGAATAGGCCTTCGCGCTTTGTCCCACGACGACCCTTGTACCAACCGACGATCACGCCTTCGTACGTGACGTAGGGCTTCAATTTGAGGATGTTCCTGGAGCGATCCCACACGTAAGGAGTATTGAGCGTCTTCAGCATGACGCCTTCGAATCCCTCATTCATGCACTTGGCAAAAAACGACTTGAGCTCAGCCTCGTTCTTGGCCATGATGTGAGGTACCTGACGCACGCAGTCGGCATTAATGCTCTCTATGACTTTGGCGACCAATTTACAGCGATCGGCATAGACGATGCTAGACCTCTGATCGATCCAGTCCTGGACAGGTACGGCGTCGAAGACGTGGTACACCATGTTGCTGTCGTCCTTCACGGTCTTTGTTGACATCACGATCGACGCTGATTCATTCCAATCCCTGCCCATCGCCTCGCCGTCAAGGACGACGTTGTCGTACTTTGCCGCAGTCAGCGCCTTGCGGATGGTGGGAAGTGACTCGAGGACCGTACCATTGCGGGTGTAGAGCGTGACCTCGCCGTCCTTCTTAACTGCGATGAGGCGTAGGCCGTCGAGCTTCGGGTCGACGCGAACCGGGTAATTGACCTTATCGAGGATCTTGATGCCCTCGCCGCGCGAAAATTCGCTTTTCAACGTACCTGCCAGCGCGACTGAGAACGACTTGATGAGCCCAGGCCACACCTTGTTGATGGTGCTTTCTTGAACGCCGCAGCGCAAATTGCGCAGGAGAATGCGTAGGCACCACTTTTGTTCGCGTTCTGTCATCGTCGCGAACATGTGGTTGACCAGATCCTTCGCGGCGTTACCTGTGACATTGCGAGTGGCAAGCTTTTTGGTGATGACGTCGAGAAATGTGCGGACGGTGACGTCTTCTGAGCCAGAACTCGCCGCTGGCTTCGGCATCTTGAATTTGTTGACGTAGTATACTGTGTATGGGTCTTGTGCCGCAGCGAATACACGTTTTAGGAGATCATTATTGCGAGCAGCCTGAAGGATGTCCTTCTTTGCATTGCAACCAGATGTGGATTCGAGCTCTTCTAGGATGTCAATGACCGTTCTTGCCATGGTTTACTTTACCCAGTGTACTCTAATTTGCACCTTTTCACAATTGACAGCGCACAGTGCGGTGACGCCGATCAGGCGCCTGTAAAATCTTGATCATCGTTCACTGCAACGCTTTTTGCCGTTTCATTGATATTGCGCTCGACAAGAGCAACGCATCAGTTGAGCTTAGCTGCGTGCGAATTACCTCACAATTGTCGTTCATTTGAACTATTTCAACCTCGCCGGTCCTCTCGTTGAGGTAGACCTGGAGCATCGAACACTCATTGTCGATCGTGAGCACCTCTTTCCACGGGTTGCAAAAATCGTGCATGTTGATGACGTTGTCTAGCCTATCATCATCGTCGTCATCATCATTGACATCATCGTCATTGTCATCGTTGTCGTCGTCATCCTTCCGATAAGCAATTGAAAGCGCCTCTCCCAGTCGCGCCATTTGCTCCATCGTCAATGTCGCATTGCCGCGAAAGCGAACGTTTCCCTTCGTCGAGACGTCGACGCGCAGTCCCGATTCTTCAAAAATTCCTTCAATCCAGCGCTCAGCGTGTAAATTTACGACCTTGCTCATGATGATCTCATTGCGAAGAGGATGCGAATGGTAATGATTCATTCTTTGCCTTTGCTTTTGCGTTCATCGTTTTAAGCTGGGGCAATCAACGAAAAGTCGTGAATGATGCATCGTCCAAACGAGGGCGTGATGAATGTGTGCTTAAGCACCTCAACGTTTGCATATTTCTTGTGTTTGTGTTGTTCAGCGTAAAACATGGCTTCGGTGCACCGTACGGTCCCGGCGTACACAAGCAGGGAGCCTGCGGGTACCGCTGCGGTGGATTTAGATTTCCCATCGTAGCGCTCGAGAGGAAGGAATGGGTAGACGCCTTTGTATCCAACCTGCATGTCGAACTTGGCGATCACTGATCCGCCTATGACGAGGCATGCCTCAAGTTCAGGCGTGATAATGGGAGGCTCGTGGTACAAATCAGGCCGCGCTAGATTTTTTGGAGCAGCGGAAGGTTCGTTGAAGACTGGGCGCCCACGAACCCAACTCGGCGGTGGCTTTGGGCACGGCGGGCCTGACCACTGTACTCTTCCTTTCTGGAGGAAATTATTTTCTTCCTTGTTTTTCCATTCAATCTGGCAGCGACGAATTAGCTGAACGTTTTCTTTGAGTTCGATGCGCTTGCCACGTTGCTTCTTCTCCATAAGAACATGGTAACACACGAGTGCACGAATTGCACTCGTGTGTTCTAAAAAAACGATAAAACCGGAACCCACGATGAATGTATCGCTCGGTCCGGTTTGAGGTTACTGGCGGTTGTGGTGAACTCCGCTGTCACCTTCACTAAGGTCATTACCGCAACCCGTGCACTAGGTTGTCACCACCCGGCTTACATAACTGGAAGGTTTGCGTGCACGACCTTCCCTTATTCAAGGGGGGCTATTCTTTTGAAGTAACAACATCGACACCTCATTTCTATCTAGATTTAGTATTCGAATCAGATTTAGTATTCGAATTCTCGAATTTCTTCAACGTTGGTTCGATGTAATCATTCCATAAAACGGAAAAAACCAATTGCTTTCGAGCGTTTTTTTGTAGACGAGTGGCGTTTTGCTTTCCCACGCCGTACTTTTTTTTCGCAATTAACTCGTGGAGTTCACGCTTCTGCAGACAATTGTGGATCTCAGCGCGCATGGCCTTACGCCACAGCTTGCGAAACTTGCGCTTCAACGCGCGAGACTCTTCAGCGGGTAGTTGATTTAGCGGTATCCGCATGTCATTGTTGACCTTTTCCATTGGAAGAATGCCGAGTTGAAACATCACGGCGTAAATGAACGCCCTGTCAACTTCGCGGAAGTTCTTACCATTATGCACGGTTTGACTTGCCATTGACTGTATTCCGTTTTTGACACGTCAGTTGACTTGCCCACTGCACGTATGTCTTAATATATCTTGACCGCGTTTGGTTGTATCTTGCTAGGTCTATTCGAATGCCCAAGCGTTTTGCAAGTCGTTGGCCTCGATGCCACGCTTCAAGCTCCTCATCCAATACGTCAATGCGGTGTAGCAATGTACGCTTAATTTTTGGACTGTGTTCTGCTGAATACCCGTAACCATATCGCTGGTGCGTGGAACGATTTCCGATCAGGTGGTGCCCGCACTCATGAAGTAGAACGAACAGTTGTTTCTCAGGCGCTAGATGTCCGTTTATTGTGATGATCTTATTTTCGTCATAGTAAACTCCATCGCTGCTGCAGCGTTGAAAGTACACATCAATGTTGCGAGCTCTGCACCATTTAATGACGATCTTAAGGTTGTTGATTGCCGACAGGTCGCGGAAAAGCCTCAAGCCCGCATTTTCTTGACGAGAGGAGCAGGCTCGATTAAATCGCTGCGAAGCGCGAAATTTCCACAGATCAAAATCAAATTGCGGCATTGTAAGCACAGTACGGTTACTAAGTTTAATCTACGCCATTACTTCTTCGCAGCGACGTTTTTTGTCGGCGCCTTGAAAATGCCAGGGATGTTGGGCACCACGCCGATGCCGGCCTCTCCCATTGGGACGCCAAAGACGCTGAGCACGATTTCTGC